TACCTCCAAGTGATTATTAGTAAATAGCCAACCTATAGTTTTACGGTGAGCTTCTTCCCATGCAGCTATTCTATCATGTTTATCTAAACTTTTGTCATTATCTATCATGTGATGGCATTGATGACATAGGAAAGCTATGCGATAATCATGAGATTTAATTCCTGTGCCTTTGCCATCTCTTAGTTGATTAGAGTGTGCAGCGACAACTGTCCCGTCTTGCATAGAACACATCATACATGGTGCACCATCTGCTAGTTTAAGTAATTTAGCGTTTCTGTAATTCATTGCATACTTTCGTCATCCAATTAATTAATTCATCTGGGGTATATTCACGTTCATACTGAGTGCATCTTGATGTATTTGGCACTTGACCTGTCATAGATTTTAATGGAACTCCATCTCTTTTAGGTAATGCAGGTAAATCTTTATAATCAATTCCACAAATATATAAATGAGTTGGCTTACTTGCTACATGACCAAAGTCATATTGATTAATTAGTATTGTAAATCCTCCAAACTCATCTGGAAATTCATTTGGCTTAGGAAGATTTGCTTCTTTCCATAATTTACTTCCAGACGGGTGTTCTAATATACCACCATTAAGTCTTACTTGTGCTAAAGCATAATATGCTAATTGTTTTTCATCTGGCCTTGGATTGGCCATGTGACTTAACATACCCCATGCTCTACATGGTGGATGTGCTATGACAGGATAGTTTTTACAATACGTTCTAGCATCTCTATGAATATCGTACACATCATATCCATCAAGTTCTTTGTAACGACTATCATCTCTTGCAAATAATACAGCTATCATATATTAAAATAAATCGTGATTAGGAATATTATTTACTTCTACAACAGGTTGGTTCATAGTTCTTGAAGGACAATCTTTGTATTCAAAACTAGCTGTCTCTCTATTCTTAGATGTTGAACCTTTAAGAATGCCTTTACTTTCACCAACTTTACCTAGCTTTCTTGTTAGCTTCCAATCTTTCTCTCTTTGTAAACTATGAATAAAACTTAATGCACCAGTTGTTAATAATACTCTAAAGTCTTGCTTATAGTATATCTCAGATACAGCATTTAAAAACTTCTTTCCTATACCAATGCCTTGAAAGTCTGGTAATACTACCATTCTATGTATCTTTTTAAAGTTACAGCATTTAGGGTGTGGAAAATGAGTAATTGCTGCAAACGCTATAGGAAATCCCTTATAGTCTAAAGCGTAGCAATGACTACCACGTAGTATATCATGTGTTAGATAGTGATAGTTAGCAAATGATTTCCATTCGTCAACTGACGCTGTTCTGAGCTGGAATGTAAGTTCAGGTCGTTGCCAAAGTAACCCCCTGGTAAAGTTTTTAGCATTAGTATCAAATATCCAATCAGGTTGTAACCATTCAATAATATCACTATGACATGATACAGCAATAAACTTATAGTTATTCTTTCTAATAAAGTTACTGACAGCTAATGAAGTTACTTTAGCTACATCTCTATCAACAACGCTAGTAAACTCGTCAAAGATAACTGTTTCATTTTTCTCTAAAAGTAAACGTGCTAAATCTACTCGCATCTTTTGACCATTAGATAATAAATGATATGGTTTTAACCAATTTAATGGACTTGAGAAACCTACTTTTGTAAGTGACTCAATGATCTTTTCATTTGATATACTTGCATCAAAGTTATCTACAATTGATTTTGTTTCGTCCCATTTATGTTCTTTAAATAAATAAAAATCTTTAAACTTTTCTTTTGCTATTGTAGTTTTACCTGTTCCACTTTGACCTACAATCAATCCAATATTCCAATCAAAGTCTGTTTCAAAGTTAATCATAAACTCATCAACAATTTCATCAAAACTAATGTCATACATCTTGCATATATAATTATTTCGTTCTGTTTTGTCAAACTTTGTTTTTTTAGTAATTACTGTTGTTTTTTCTTTTACTTCAAATAAATCATTCATAACTCTCTCCTTAGTTAATAATCCCAACCCCAACCCATAGTCTGGGCCCATACTTCAATTTGATGTTGATAGTCCGTCATTTCCGAAACAGTCAACTTTGTCGTTGACTTTATAAGTTCAACAGGCATTCCAGCTATCTCTGTTTGATAACGTAAAAACTTGTAACCCATTAATTCATGTATTTTATCTTTTTCAATACCTAAATGATTTCCTATGCTTGTATATAATTCCCATAGACGTTCATTTTGTTCTAAGCTGCGATTAAGTTTTGCGTCTGTAACTGTAACTCTCCAACGTTTACTAAAATCTAGTTCTTTTAATTTGTGAATTAAATTCTCTAAATTGTCTTTTGTCAAATTCCACTTTAACATCATCTCTCCATCCTTTCGTTTTAAATACTTGTCCATCTTTAGATACAGCTTTATATTGTATATCATCTCCAAACAGCTTTTTACATTCTTTTATAAAATCATTTATTGTCATGGCGCTTCTCTATAACATAAAGTTTTTTGACTAAACCAAAAGTTGAATGACCCTTCCCATTGACCATTACGATTTTTTTGCACAAAGACTTTTGCATCAGGAATTATTTTAAGTTCATCATCTGAAGTTTTACCTTCTTCAACTAACTTTTCTTTGTATCTATTTCTCCATACGCAAATAATATTATCGGATAGGTTCCGAATATGGCTAGAACCCATGATATTTGTTGCATCTGGTATTTCGGCTTCATCTTTCATTTTGCGTGTATGAGCAACTAAAAAAATTTGTATCTGCAGGTCTCTGGCAGTTACAGCCAGTCTATCGGCAAATAATTTTTGTTTCTCTAATGACTCTTCACTAATGTCACTCATTTTCATAAGACTGTCAATAACAAAAACTTCTACTCCTAATATGTGTCTACCATAATATAAGGTTGCTATCATATCGTCTGAAGTAGTAACTCCTGTCTGATCGTAAACATACAATTTATCTTTTGCTCGTTCACAGAACTTGCGTATGTAATCTTCTGTTGGTTCTGGTGAACCTAATGTCTGATTTATCATTCGAGCAATAGTTAATACAGGTCTCATTTCCAAAGAAGCTATCAAGCATTTTGTATCTTGTCGCATTAAAGCTAATATGACTTGTGAAAGCCACATGGATTTGCCATGTCCTGATACTCCTGTTAAAATTGTCAATTCAGAATTACGAACACGAAATCTATCTTCTGTCTTTACCCAACCTAAAGATTTTCCTGAATTAATTTCTTCGTTAAAGTATTTAACAACATCATCTGTAAAAATATCAGTTGACTTAATCTTGAACTCAGCGTGAGCAAATTCTTGATTATAGTATTCAGTAATGACAGACTGATTGACTGTTAGTTTTTCTAATGCCTCTCCTATGTTCACTAGATTCCACCTTCCCAAACTTTACGGATATGAGTGACATCGCCATCATTCCAACGTTCTTGATTAAGCAGCGTTAATGGAGCTGGTGAGAATCCATCTTTCCATGATTTAGTATCTTTCATTTTTTTAACATAGCTTATAACTTCATCTGCTATTGCGTCAAGATTTTTATTTGCCCATCTTTCTAAACAAGTTTTCTTATTGACTTTTCTTGTAGAAGGGTATAAATCCCAAAACTCAGAAAATCTATCAGTCGTTTTAACGACATATATCTTCTCTTCTCTCTCTCTTCTCTTCTCTATCCTAACAGGCTGCGAGTTTTCCTCTAGCCAACCTCTAGTAAATAGTTCTTTTAAAATTTTATCAATAAATTCAATAGGATAATGAAGCCTAAAAGCTATCTCAAAATGATCAGGTAACATTCCATCATTTTCAGACCCTAAACACCATAGTTCAACTAAAACAGCTTTTTGTTCAAAAGATAGCTTATGAATCTCTATGTTATTTATGTAATCTGTACCATAAAACTTGAACCAAGTCATCTTTTTTTGATAACGTGGGTTTTTAGCTCTATAGAGATTAAACTTTTCCCAGTTCTTAATTTTATACATATTTCTCCTTAAAATAGACATTCTTCATATTGTTCAAAATTTAT